AAATTGCAGATAACATTCATCGAATTCACCGACATTAAATGTAATGGATTTTTTGACCGCTTTCATGTTGTCAAAAACTGGACCATCAACCCATTGAGGCTGACCATTGAATATCAGCAACCTCTGTTGAAAGTCTGAGACATAACCTTTTACGCGTTTACTAATATAAACCCTAAAATATTTTGAGTTATTATCGAACCCTAAAATATTTAGAGTATAATCAGTATTTCGCTTAACAATGAACCGTGGACTTTTAACGACAGCTCCAGGTCGCAATTCAAACATGCGTTTTTGACCATTGAAGTAGTAACTATGAGCCGTAAAACTCAAACGACCATTCGCTTCTGTCCAATATTTCAGACCGTCGTCCGCTCTCGAATTTCGGAGCATATTCGGACCGCCTACCGTCGAATACTTGGCCACCTCGACTTGAAAAAGTTGATTAGTCAGAGCCATGCGAGCAACCTTATTCGAAATGTCATTCTCGTTGCTACCGATAATCCTCTCATAGAGTTTGCTTGTTTCTTGTACACGCTGAAAATCTACAAGATTAGCTTTGCCATCAAGTTGAGAAGATAAGCTTGTGAATCGGCCATCTACTGATTGCTTGTATTCAGCGATTTGAGTAGCAACTTGGCCATTTGTCGATGTCTTCACTTCCTCGATTCGTCGTTCAATCCCACGAATTCCTTCTTGGTAAGTATTCTTGCCGACATATCCATCAACGACCTCGTTTTTTAATTTGGTTATATCAGCGGTTGCTTGCTCACTGATTCGCTTAGCCTCTTGAGCTAGCAAATTACCTGCGCCAGCGTTTCGCAAGGCTTCTTCAGCCCTGCGTTTGGCTTCTTGTAGAGGGCCATTGTTAAAACTATTGAAGCGTTGGTCAATAGTGTCAGAGAGTTCTCTTTTAACTTCTTCAGCTTTAGCCCTAGCAAGTTCGATACCGTCCAAAATTTCCTGTCTAAGCAATCCAGCCTTATGATCAAAGTCTAAGTCAGCATTTTGAAGAGCCTTTTCAAGGGCGATTTCTTGTGCGGTTCCTGTTACACCAAGGATTGCATCAGCTGCGCTAGATAAACCACCAGAAGCTCTAGAACCACCAGTTCCTGCCTTATCATCGAAAGTCAGAGAGATGTACTCTTCTTTCAAGGCATCAAATTCATAAGCAATAGCTTTCTTGAATGCATCGACATTGTGTTTCCAGCTCTTGAGGTTGACCGTATCCCCCATGTGAACAACTTGCCCATCAAGTTCATAGGCTTCAATCTTGATAGCATCAGAGACCTTATCAATGCCCTCATTTGAAAACTTCGCCTGTGCCCACTTCTGCAACTCTTCAACAGTTTTAGCATTGTTGTTCTCATACTCTTTTTCATTGATATAAGGGTATGAGTTGATAAGAGGACTATCAACAGTCACTCTGATAGTCGTTTCTGTTTTAGCACCTTCAGGTTTAAAAGTCGACTTTGCATGAATTCTTGTGACAACATTCTGACTGTTCCTTGTGCGTTGGTAATCCTTCAGATTCTTGTGTGTCGTGATAACAACACCACGATTCTCACCACGGCTTTTCTTGACAGTCATCGCAAAGTTATCACGAACCAGCTCACCTTCCCATGTACCAACTATACTGTGCTTACCGTCCAGCAATACAGAGTACAGAGTTTCTGTTTCAGTCGTGTTGAAGGTCCTACGATCCTGGATATCGCTATTGAAAGAAAAATCCCCCAAAGCAGTTTTGGTGTTTTGAACCATGCGAGAAAGAGCCATACTACAGCTCTGATTAGTCACGCTCACTGGTGTGATAGAACGTTGCATCACATCGTCTGAAATGTGATAGGCTGTAATTTCCAGATGATCATTGTGTTCAACAGGTTTCTTGATGCGAAATAGCTGCGCACCAAAAACAGGAGTCGGAGCCTTTATCAGCATATCTTCTTTGATGAGCTGATAAAAACCTGAGTCAGAAATAGGATATTTCACAGTTAAGGTGAAATCGCCATTCATGGTCTCTTTGACAATCGCCGAAGTCGCTTCATGAAGTGGCTCCCCGTTCCATCGAACAGTCCTCACATCTTTATCAAGTAAATAAAGCAATTATGCCCACCCCCAAACTGTCTCGATTTCAAGTGATTGAATACCTGTACCTAGAACAACCCCAATATTCTTCACTTTCGATGGATCGACTGTGATAAAATCCCCTGACCATTTCACTGGCTTCCCTGTTGTTGTCTTAAAACTAGGATTATCAGGATTGTTGACCATCACAAGCGACTCAGCAAGCCTTTCAAGCCTAATGACCTGGCCAGCAATTGTAAATGAAGTCTCAGAAGAGCTCTGCCCAACGATTGTGATTTTAGGAAATGCAAGAGCAGAACCTTGAACGGTCAAGGTCCCACTTCTTGTCAAGCTCTGTGTGTCAGTGGTTTTGAAGTATTTGGTAGGGTGGCAAGTGAAGGTTGCTTTGGTCATATAAAGACCAGGTTTCACTTCTTCAAGGTCACTTACATTGACCTTATAGCACCAAAGACGAGTTGTTTTGACTCGCTCACTTTCTAACCAGAACTTCTCACGGATGAACAGACTCATAAATTGGTTCATCTGTTCTTCAGTAGGTTTGACCAAGTAAATCGTATAAGTTTTCTTGATCGGTTCCCTATGCTTGTTTGTCTGAACAATTGCACCACTGATACCACCATGCTCCAAAAGAGCTGTCTTGCTGTCTCCTAGAGCGATTGAGGGAGAATCATGGACAATGACCTTAAAAGGAAAAGACGATGTCCTCACACCGTCAATCACAAGCTCATTATGTTTTATCATGCAAATCCTCCTCTCAATTGTGTCTTCCGTTGCAACTCGTCAGCAATGCGCTGAGCCACCTCATCAGCAATCCGACTGATGTCAGATTCTTCTCTTACAGTGTTACCAGTAATGGTAATGTTGATGGTGGGTGAAGTTTCACCCATTGTCTGAGCGATACCTCGACCAATGGCACCAAGTGTTTTGTCATTGAGTGGTAATACCGCTTCATTCCCAGCTTCACCACCAACCATGAGGTTATTGCCATTCATTCCAAAAATGGTTGGTTTCGTCATGATACCGCCCTTTGCATACCATTCAATGCTGACGCTTGGCACACCTTGACTTATCCAGTCTAGTGGATTTGCTGAACCACTAACAGAAAAGTGAGGTAGTGGGATATGTGGCCAACTAATGCTGAAGTTAAACAATCCTTTGATGGCGTTGATAGCCGTGCTAACAAGATCCTTCGCTCCATTGATAGCACTACCGATGGAATTTTTAATCCCATTCCACACGCTTGAAACAGTGCTTGAAATACCGTTCAGTACGCTTGATACTGTTCCTGAAATGCCGTTCCATACACTTGAAATTGTGCTTGAAATAGCATTCAAAGTATTTGATATAAATGACTGTATCGCTGAAAAGATGGTTTGAGCCACGCTCTGTATTCCTTGCCATACACTTGAAAATACTCCCTTTATAGTTTCCCAAGCGCCTGACCAATCACCAGTGATGATCTGCATAACTGCTTGTATAATCCCAAGCACAACGTTTATTGCGGTTTCGACAACGGTCTTAATGATTTCCCAAGCTGTCGTGATGACAAGTTGAATATTATCCCAAGTGGCTTGAATGAGTGGGCCTAGATAGGTCATGACTGTGTCTATAACTGCTGAAATAGCATTCCAAACAGTCTCGGCACTTGTCCTGATAAGTTCCTGGTTCTCCGTCCACCAAGTGACGACTGTCCCAAAGATGCTCATGACAAAACTAGAAATCTCTGATACGACTGCATTGATAACTTCAAGAATCGCATTCCAAACGATTGTAACGGCTTCACGGAAACCTTCGTTTGTATCCCAGAGATATTTTAAAGCAATTACTACTCCTGCAACAGCAGCAGCAATCGCTAAAGCTGTCCCAATAATTGGGAGAGCAGCTGTAATCATTGCACCAATCGAAATTTCCAAAGCAGTTGCAGCCGCTTGTAGTGTTAAAAATATAGGGGCAATTATACCTACAATAGTCACGACAGTACCCATAACCACTACAAACTCTTTAATTGGTCCAGGTAAACTGCTAAACCATTCAGCAAGCCCCTTTACGATATTTCCTAACATTTCAAAAACAGGAGCTAAGACTTCTGCAATTGCAGCACCTAGTTCAGACATGGCCAAAGTAGCTGAATTTTGAGCTGTCTTAAATTTGTCAATAGGATCAAGCGTAGATTCGTATGTTGAAGATACTAGCCCTGCTGATACTTGGGATGTATAGCCTAATTCTTCAAAACTTAGTGCTCCACGTTTGATTGCGTCAACCATTTGAGGAGCTTTTTTTGCTCCAAAAATTTCCATCGCAGTGCTAAGAGCTTCTGTCTCGCTCTTACTATTTTTGATAGAATCAATGGTTTCTTTCAACCCCTCTGTCATAGATTTGCCTTTTTTGGCATAAGCTCCCGCAGCCTTTGTCAAGCCTGATAATGCGGCAGATGAATCAACACCATGTTGTTCCAATTGGCCAATAAGAGTTACTGCTTCTTCAAAACTTAGACCTAGTAACTTAATTTGAGGTGCACCGTCAGTTGCCTTCTTCATCAGGTCATCTACCGAAACACCTGTAGCTTGAGCCACGAAGGTAGTCGAATCTAAAACAGCAGATAAATTTTCGACAGACAATCCATATGCTTCCAATGCTTGTTTTGATTGTATGGTCGCATTAGTTACATCAGAACCATTTATTTCTGAAAATTTGATAATGTCCTCTGAAGCATTTTTCAATGCTTCCCCGGTCAATTGAAATTGTGTGTTGACTTCTCCCACGGCATTTCCGACAGTTGAGAAGTCCGTTGGTAACTCTGTCGCAATATCATTTGCGATTTTTTGCATGCCTTCAAGCGCTTCACCACCAGCACCAGTTTTTGTGACGATGGTATCCATACCTTCATCTACTTGACGAAAGGCTTCAAGGGCACTCTTACCGAAATCAACCAGCTTTTTACTGATATCTGATAGTTTTTCAGAAAATTGATTGAGCAATTCGGCTTTTAAGAGATTGTTTGTTTCACTAAGAGATCCGCTCGCTTGTTTCCCAGCGCTCCCAAGATTATTCATCTCTTGAGAGAGATTCGAGTAAGCTGTTTTAGCTTGATTCAACTGGGTTTCCATTTTATTGGCTTCAGCTGAATTTTCACCATACTCTTGCTTTGTAAGAGCTAGTTGTTTTTCTAGATTTTCAATCTGCCGAGCAACGATATCGGATTGAGCTCCAATCCTTTTCTCAGCAAGTGCCAATTTGTCAGCTTCACTTGCGTTAGCTCCTAGCTGACTTTCTTGCAATTTGAATGAACTGACTACTTTTTCATTCTCGCTAGCCAGTTGCTTCTGCTCATTTTGCAATTCTTTTAATTGGTTCTTGTTGTTCTGAGTAGCATTACCATTTTCAGAAAGCGCCTGGTTCACACTTGCAAGCTTACCCTCATATCCTTTTAAGACGTTTTGAGTAACTTCGACTTCACGTTGAAAAGCTCGGTACTGATCAGCGCCGATATCACCATTTTTGAACTGCTGTTCTACCTGAGACTGAGCTTGTCTCAAAGTTTCTAGTTTCTCTTTTGTCGTCGAAACTTGCTTTTGCAAGACTTCTTGCTTCTGAGTCAGGAGCGTTACGTTACCTGTATCAAACTTCAAGGCCTTATCAATCTGTTTCAATTCCTGACTTGCATCAGTAGCAGCCTTATTGACATTTTTCAGCGCCTTCTGTAAGGGTTGCGTGTCGCCATCAATTTCAATTTTGATACCTTTGATATTTCCTGCCATATTTCCTCCTTTCTCAAAAAATAGAAAAGCGCTGAGAGAATTTCTACGACTGATAATGCAGTCAGTCCACGGAACTTGGTCTCAGAATCGCTCTCTCAGCACTCATTTTTTTATTTAAAAACTGTCAAAATCAGCTTGCGTGGCTTTCCGTTCGCCACCCTTATCCTCACTCCGTAAATTCACATAATCCGTCTGATAATCCAGAGCCATTCCGATTGAAATGTGCTTTAGATCATCGATAGACAGACCGGTTTCTTTACAGCAAGATAAGTATGACTCTACTGTGAAGATTTCTTCGCTAGCTGATTCTGATTCATCTGGTGCTTTTTTGTCGTCATACTCGCATTCAGCATTTCCATCAACACAGGACCAACTTCCTGAATCGGAAAGACTTCCATTTCCATGAAGAATTGTTCATAAGGCTTGATATGAGGATTTGCAGATTTAGCAAAGGTCCAAAAAAGACGGTTGAAGAAGGTCATATCAAACTCTTCTAGCATTGAAATGTCAATGTCAGTCGCTGTCAATTCTTTTTCAGCTTCCAGCTTGTTCAATTCATTCATGAATGATTGATTTTTCAACATTGAGAACAAATCTTGGAAATAATCTTTCCCAAATTGTTGCTTGTAGGCGATAGGAGTATAGCCATTAGTGCCCAACTCATACTCCTGATCACCAACCAAAACGATTTTACGCATAGATCTTCTCCTTAAGCTGCAACGGCAGTAGGTTCATACACTTTCTTGAACCAGTTGTCATACGCATCCTTGTCATCAGCTGATGTGATTGAACGTTTAACAACTGTATCCAATGGACGCGGGCTAGCTTTGAAACTAAGTTCGCGTTCGTTGGTTGATGTCCCATTCTTAGTTTTTGAGCCAAGAGATGGGCGACTGGCAAAACAGTAGTACATCACATAGCGAGTCTTGTTTTTGTCGCCTTCAAACTGGAACATCATTGCGAACTCTGTCAAGCTCGCATCTGCTTTCTCAGTCATGACACCAGTCTGAGGGTCCTTGATTTCACCAAGAATTTTTGTTGCAAATTCATCAATGATGTGTGGAATTTTAAGTTTACCTTCATAGCCTTCGTTTGAATTCATGAAATGGTAATCCTTGTTGTCTGCTTTGATAGGGGTTGTTTCCCCTTTAGTATCAAGTATCAGCTCCATCGCTCCAGGAAAACGAAAAACATCGCCGTAAGTGATAACTCCATCTGCTGCAAGTGTTTTGATAGGTGCGATATGTACGTTTTCTAGGCCAAAGGTTACTTTATTTTCTTGAGTCATGTCATTCCTCCTTAGTATAGATAGACCGTGTAAGACTTGACATAGAGTCTTTCAGTCTCGATAAATGTTTCTTCTTGAACATCGAAAAAGAGCTCATGGGTTGTCCACAGCTCTTCCAGACGTTCTTCCAAATCTTCATCCTTACTCTCAAAAGCCAGCTCAACCGTCACGCTCTTAATCTGATGATTAACCGTGTTGTCAGCTGCATTGATGACTGGACTTGATTCATAATAGACCAGGTAAGGTAAGTCAGGAGCGTTCCCAATTTTAAACGCTCGATAAGTGACAGGCAATTTTGCCTGTTCCAAAATAGCAGCAAAGTCTGATAGCTTCATTTCCCAATCTCCTTGATACGCTTCTCAAAGTTCTGAATTGCTTTTTCTTCAGCTGGCTTGATGTGGACGATACCAGCGACACGACCACCATTTCTTGAAAGGTGCCCGTTCTCAAGTATGTGAGTAAGACTTGCAACTGCGTTGAACACAACAAAAGAGCCATTGGCCAACTTCTTCTTTTTCCAACTTCTACGATACTTCCCGTACCGTTTCGGACTTATCTCTTTCAACTCATCCACAGTCTCATCGGCCACTTGCTCTGCAATCTTATCCACTTCTTCAGCAACCTCATCAGAGTAAGCTGCAAGCTCTTTCGCTATCAAATCAGCAAGGTCATTACTCATTTTAAGACCTCTGTCAAAGTCAACTCTAAAATTTCAGAATCGATAGGATAGGTTTTCAAGATACGATATTGCTTGCCTTCAAATTTCGCAAACTCCTGATTCTTATACTCAAAATTTCGAATCTCAACGACCAAGCTCGGTTTTAGACCTGCCTGATTTGCTTGATAAAATTCAGAGCGAGTAACCTTCTTTTTGCGACACAACAGAGTAACTTCAACATCTTCAGAGATTGGTTGTAGTAGCTTATCCTTACCTGTGACTTTTTTAGAGATCAGCGTGATTTCATGATTCCACATTCTTGACCTCTTTCTTTGATGCTATCTGTAAATTATGCAGTCGCCACTGAAGGTGACGTGGCATATCCACCCCACCCTCATAGCGATAAGCAGCATAGTCAATGATAAACATTTCATGGTCAGCACGCTCACCAACAAGCTCGATACCGAGGTTATCGGTCAATTCAGTGATGACACTTGAAATGATTTTTTTTAACGGCTTGTCTCTTAAGTCGGTTGAAATACCCAACTTAAGCTTCAGCAATTCCAAAAGCTGACCTTGGTCCATGTTTATTCCTCAACTTCCTTAGCAGGCTCTTCAGCAGTTTCCTCAACTGTTTCTTCCTGCTCAACTGCGGGCTCTTCTTTCACTTCTTTGGTTTCAGGAGCTGGCTTTTTAGGTTCATCATCTCCCAAAACGTCAAGGAAGATGGAACCAGCAGTGTTGGCACCAGTCAAAAGGCCGTTGGTAAAGCTATCTGTTGGCTCATATCCTTCACGAGGGAAGATATCGCCAACAGCATAGTCATGTTTTTCAGGATCAGACAAGTCCTTGAAAGGACGAATTACTTTATAGCTCATACGCTACCTCCTTAAGATACTGCGTCAGTGTAGGTTCCGAATACCCCCGCATCTTCATCTGTCTTCTTGATGTCAAAACGAAGGTATGATGCAAGGTTCTTACCAAATTTATGATTATCTTCCCAATTCACGGTCAATTCCATACGGTCAAACAATGTAAGGAAGTATTCGACATCACCGATGAAGAATTTCATTTCACCTTCTTGACCTAGTAGTGTATCCTCAACTGGATAAATTGTTTTACCTGAGAATGAATATCCAGTTGGTGAAGTGATGTCGGGCTGCATCATGTAACGGCCATCTTTGTCCTTAATCTTATCCAGTGCATTGAACATGGTATCTGTAACAACAAGTGATTTTTTGTAGACAGATGAAATTTTAGTGTTTAAAATGTCCTTGATTCCATCAAGTCCACTAGCGTTTACAACTTTTGCGGATTTCATAACATCCGCAACAATTGCCAATTTTGTTTGTTCGTCTTGGTCTTGGATATCTTCTTGAAGGATTCCAATGAGATCGTATTGCGCATCTTCAATAGCTTCACGAGAGATAGGAAGTTCCCCACGATAAGTCTTGATTTTGTAATCAACTTCCGTGATTTTTGTTTTTCCTAATTCTGGATTTTCTTCAAGTTCTCCAACTTCAGTCATTTTGCGATTTGATTTCTTCATGACTGGATAAGAACCAGATCCACTTGTTACTTTTACAACATGGATTAGGTTAAGTAAAGGGTTCTGACGTTCAGGTGTTTTTTGTGGTTCCAAAACCTCTTTCGGAATGATCGCTCCTACATCTGTTGTTTTAACACCTGCGCGTTTTTGTCCACGAGAGCGGATGAATTCTAGTACTGCTTCACGTTGTTCCAATTTTTGTCCTCCACGATGTTCTTTGCTTGGGTAAGTCGGGGCTTTGCGATTCAATTCTTCAACTTGATTTTTCAAATCTTCGATTTCTTTTTCAAGTTGTTCTTTTTCTGCTTCCTTTTCATCCAATTCTTTCTGGATGTCTTCAAGGTTCTTTTCAACTGCTGAAACTTCTTCATCAGTTCCAGCTTGTTCCAATTTAGCAGCTTCAAGTTCTGAGCGCTTGTTCAATTCTTTGATTGATTCTTCAAGCTCTACCACTTTGTCTGCTTTGTTGCGCATACGAGCGCCTAAAATCAATGATTTGTGCATAGGTTAAATTTCTCCTTAATTTCTTTCTTGCGCTTGTCCAGCGCTTCACGATTGGCACATTGTTGAGTTTCAAAGTCTTTCTGTCGTGCAGCAATTTCCGTTTGTGGATAAGCTGGGAAAGTACATGGACTCACTTCAAAGATTTCTAATTCCAAGATAGTGTCCAGGTACGAACCATCTGCTTGCTCTTCCGTATTGATTTTGATTGGGATGAAGCCAAAACTACATCCAATCACATCGCCACGCTGAACACGAGCATAGGCCCCAACAGCTTGCGGATCATCTTTGTTGATGATGATATCACCGTAAAGTCCGATTTCATCAACTCCCAAAATGACTGTTCTGTTACCAGTACGACCAAGCACCAAACTATCATCATGGTTAAATAATGCCCTGATGTCAGCTCCTTTGATGGCTTTTTCAACACCCTCACGTTTGATTACCTCAAAGTAGCCTGGCCATAGTTCAGTAACTTCATCAAACTTGATGAAGTACCCACTCAAAATCAAATCACCGCTGTCGGCTTCTTCTCGTGTTTTGAATTGAGCGGTACGATAACTATTCCGTTTCTTCATTCTCTTCCTCACCCCCTTTCAGTTTTTTCTGGTCCCCAAGTCTATCTTGTGGGATATAGTTTTCAAGAGCAAGGAGCTCATCCATATCAGGATCAGGTGGCATTCCAAGCCAATCCCTCCACTCATTTCGACGCATTGCCATACTTTTAGTCATCTGTTCAGCAACTGAAGATAACTCTGTAATGTCATACGAATAAAGCGAGCGAGCATTAAGTTTGAAATACCGATTATTTGAAACGAGTAAGTCTCTCGTTAAGGTCTGAGTGATCGTCGTAGCAATGCTCATGACCGTAGTATTGACAAAGTTGTTGTATTCTTCTTTATCAAAGCTACCAACTCCCAAAATAAAAGCTGGCACTCCCAAAAGCCCAGCAACTGTTTTCTTGTCAATTTCAACAGATTCATTGATAGCAATATCTTTCAAACTTAATGGCTTGACCTGTTCAACCTCTAACAAGGCATCAGGAATAATCCACGGCTCACCAGCTTGACTAGTGCTAAGATATTTCTTAGCGACCTGGTCACGTCCCTCTTGTGTTCCTAATTCCCCACTAGAAGAATCAACCTTAACAATCAAGCTAGGAACGTTCTTGCCACTCATAAAACCTTTTTTAATTTGAGTTGCAAGGTTTAAATTCCTAACAATATCCCTCAGAGCAAGTCTGTAGCCAGTTCCTACAAATGGATTGTCTGGATCTGGGTTGATTACAAAGTGCACGATTTCGCTTGGGTTGTAGTCGATACCACGATAATTCACGATATAACCAACATCATCACTTTTGAAAGAGACTTCACTCATAGAGAATGGTCTCAGGTTCAATATATAATCATTCACAGGATCATACTCAACATGAAGAACTGAGTTACCGTCACCAAATAGCAACAGGTCACGCACAATCTTGAAAATCCAAGTTTTGCGAGTCATATTGTCGCATGGGTTTACATCAATCTTGCGAGCCAGTCCGTCTTTTATTCGGATGTCGCCTTTGTCGGTATTCTCCATCAAATGAATGGTCATATTTGATACCATGTCAGCAATCTTATTGACCGCAGCAATTACATCTGGGTTGCGAGCTAAAGGCACATAGCCGTCGCCGTCGATATAAAGCCCAAAATCTGAATGAGTGATCACATTCGTACCAATTCGACTCTTACCACGTTTCAAAAACCTATCTAAAAGCCCCATCTTTCCTCACCTCCTTTCTCTAATCAAAGAAGCTCATGACATTCTGATTCTTGCCAAGGTTAGCAAGAGCCTGAATGCAAGCAAAAACGCTGGCATCGAACAAGTCAATTCTTGCAGTACCACCATCACCGTCTAGTTTCTCATATTGCACAGCATCGTCCACCTTTTCAATTGCTCTAACATTGCTCACACAGTATTCGTAAGCGTCCGAATGAAGATAGTAAAATTCCTTATTCTTTACTTTGAACTCAATCCGTCTGAATCCCTCTGATTTCAAGTAGAATAGCTGGGGTTGGTCAATCATCTTGAACCGAGCTTGTTTCATCTTCGTCAGAAACTCACGGCCAAACTTTCTATCCATTCCGACAGCAGCAATCTTAAACCCTTTCTCTCTCATCTTGATGAACCATTTAACAATATCATCATAGAGAACGGTCGGAGTATTGCTCATCGTCAGCCAGCCATCAGACTGCCAGCCAAAAAGTGGAATGCCATCGTCATTGGCTTTCTTTTGAGCATTGACACGAGGAAAGAAAGCGTGTGTGATACAGATATCAACATCTTTCTCACCATCATGATAGACACCATAAAGAGCCGCGGCGGTCAAGTCATGTAACCTAGACAAGTCGGCTCCACCATACCACTGGATAGGCAAGCGTGCCAGCTCTTCTAAACTCCAATCATAGCAACTGTCCGACGCTATAAATTCATCAGGATTGAAATAAGCGTTCATCGAGTTAGTAAATACATTCAATGTCTTGTTAAAGAACTCATTCCTAGTCTGTGGATCGTTCATAGCTTGCTCTGCTTCTTCTCTCAGAGCCTTGAGCGATACCGTCACACCCCACGAAGGATTTGCTTTTTTAAGAACATTCTCGTCCAGGTAATCGCCCACGTCTCCATCAGTCGTCTGGTCAGCTTTGCAGATAAACATGAACAAGGAATCATCCTTGACCAGTTGCTTAAGGACCTTTTGACAGTATTTCAGACGGTTAGCAAGGAATCCAGTAGGAATATCACCAGCTGTAGAGATAACAAAAAGCATACTGTTTCGGTATGCTGACATTGTTTTCTTCATAAGACCGTACTTCTTGCTGTTTCTCATCGTGTGAGCTTCGTCCAAGATGATAACATTCCCATTCAAAGAGTCCAAACGGCTCTCATCATTGGCCAATGCCTGGATAAAGAAAGAACCCTCGACACCAAAATTAGCAGTGATTGAGTGTTCCTGGTTGTTATCCTTGATACGAATGTTCTTGTCATTCCATCGTTCCACATTGAACTTCAAGAATCCAAATGCTTCCATCGCTTGCTTGACCGAGTTGGCCACGATGTAGCATTTTGAACCGCTATCCGTGTCTAATATTTGATAAGCAAGTGCGATTGCAGCAGTAAATGAGGTCTTCCCATTCTTCCGAGCAAGCATGATAAGCGCTTCTTTAAACCTACGCTCATTTGTACCCGTATAGTAGAATCCAAAGAGATTCACAACTACAAAATGTTGCCAGGGTTGTAAGAGTAATGGCTTGTTACGGATAGACACCGCAAACATATCATCACCCTGCTGATGGACTATCGTGTTTTCGATGAAGTGAACAACAAAATCAACGATTTCCTCATCCATTTCAAACTCAGGATTTTCAAGATCACGCAAGAAACGTTCAGCCGCAAGAATGTTTTCCTCGCAATGTTCCTCTCTGTGAGATATGACATGCTGAGCATACTCTTTCGCTTTATCAAGATTACCCATTGCCAGTCACTCGCTTCTTTTTGATTTCGTTCTTGAACTTCAGGACCTCAGTAAGAACTGAATCACCTTCTTGTTCTACTACCTCACCGAGAGACTTCGGATTCATCATCAGCTGATTAGAGTAGCTGAGGATGTCTTTCCTCAAAATTTCCATCGCTGTCAAGATTGGAACTTTGCGCTCATTCTCTGCACCAGCCTTATTGACGTAGGTGTCTGTTACTGGATAACCCATGTCAGCATAATCTTGAGCAAGTTTCTGATACTGGTATAGCATACCTGCGAAAATGTCGATGATCATTTCGAACTCTTTCCGATAAGTGCCCAAGTCTTTCATCTGCTTGACCACTTTTGACTTAATCGACTTTGCTGTAATTGGTTTAGCCAAAAACTACCTCCTTTCGTCAAAATCGCTTAGTTTTTACCCCCTTTTTGTTTGAAGGCCCCCGACTTGGAAAAAGTTCCCTTCACCGGTACCCTACTGGCCAAAATGAATTTTTAAAGAGGTGGGGGGTATCCATAAAATTCTTCAAATTCCTTTTTTCTCTTTCTTTGCCAAAATAATCCTTGATTGATAATCTTATCATTCTTTCTATCGTGAAACGTATTGTGTTTCTTGTTTGTCAGTGGCAAACAATTCCATTCAACGAATTCAAGTTCAGGATATTCAGATACAGGAAAGATATGATGTACCATTTCAGCTGCTACTGAAATTCCATACCTCAAACTTTCCTGACAAAGATAGTCGAACTTCCGCATAATCTTATCACGGAACTTCTCCCACTTCTTAGACTTCAAGGATGGTCTGATAGGTTTGTTGTACATCTCAAACCTCCTTTCCAATACTAAAAGGGACAGGCCAGTGACCTATCCCCTCTCATACAAGAAAACCATGCTACCATAATAAACCTTTTTTTGTGAGACTTCAAGATGTCTTTTGTCTCATTTTATTTTGTTTATAAAATCATAGACTAATACAAAAAGAAAAATGAACGGTAAGAAAATAAATCGCAGCCCTTCAGCAAGGAAGTCGAATGCATCTCTTTTTGTATGATCAAAAAAAACGACTAAAATAATTACGGTAAAAAAATAAACAACTAGATATCCTAGAAATATTCCCAATGTTCCTTCCTCCAACTATACCAATTTTATCCCTCACTTTCACATATCTTATATTTTGTTAAACTCACTATAAATCTCAAACCCTTACTAAACATGGGTTTTAAAGCGTTTCATTTTTTCAGTTTATGCTTAACTCATTATGTGAAAGTAATATCTAAAAAATTAAATGACAAAGTTTCGTAGTGCATCATCAAGCTCTGCTTGCTCAATCCCTATGTATCTAAGAGTTATTGCAGGTGATGAGTGATTGAACATTTTCTGTAATGTCCCTACGTCCTTTGTCTTGTTGTAATATTTATAACCAAACGTTTTTCGCATTGTATGTGTTCCAACATTGTCAATGCCAAGTTCTTCAGCAGCCTCATGAATAATTTGATAAGCTCTCTCACGAGTGATCGCTTTATTCTGACCTTGTCTACTCTTGAATAAAAAATGATGAAATGGTTTGCCTTCAACGTATCTCCTCATTTCTTTCTTGAGTTCTTTTGTCATCCGTCTTGTTATCTGCTTGCCAGTCTTTCGTTCTCTCAGTTTGATGTGCCAGCCTTGAACATCTTTAACTTTCAAGGTAAGTATATCTCCGACTCGCAAACCAGTATTCAGGCCTGTAATGAATAGCATATAGTACATCTCATTCCACTCTTTGAGATAATCTTTCATTGCCTGAATATCATCATTATCTTTTATCGGTGATACAAATTCCATGTTCTACCTCCTTTCCCAAAACAAAAAGCCAGCATTTGCTGACTCTTGACGATACTTCTGTTGGACAACTTTTCTGACTAGAATTAAGGATGACTCCTAAAGTGTGATGTGTGTTTTGTTTCAGAAGTTCATGCTATCATAATAAACCTTTTTTTGTGAGACTTCAAGATGTCTTTTGTCTCATGTTTATTTATAGCTCACCTTTCAAAATAGCGTACTGCTCTAGGATAATCCTTCTACGTCGATAGATTGTAGCTTTGCTCATGAATTTCTGTTCTGCTATTTCTTCCCATCTCAGTTGAGGATATCTCCAGCGCAGATTAAAGATTTCCTTATCTTCATCAACTAGATTGATCAGGAGTTTGTTAATAATAGCTTTGAACCCTTCGAGAAATTTTAAGGTTGGATCATCTGCGATTCTGATTGCGATAGTTTCGGTAGGTTTGCTTATTCCTACACTGGGACCACTCTGAGCATCTGGGTTTCGAGTTTCTAATTCTAGCCTTCTCAAATCTATTGTACGTTGAATGTTTTGGAATTTGAAAAGTTCTCTGTCTAATGTTTTGAGGTCTTCGTCGCTCAATTTCTTCAAATTTTACCTCCAAATTTTCTAAATAATTAAATAAGCTATCGAATATTTTAGAAAAAGCCTTACTGATGTCAGAAACTATCTGCTTAATCATTCTAGATAAAACTTCAATTTCTTCCTGACTTAACTTTCTAAGCTTATTTTCTAATTCAATTTGTTTCTTCTGAGCAAGTTGTTTAGCTTTCTTCTTTTTAATCCTTCTATTCATCTTGCTCTCCATTTCCTGGTATTAGCTTTTATGAATGCAGCCTGCTCTTGCATCTGCTTCCATTCGTAATCCATGATGATTTCAAGCTGGTTGTTACAAAGAGTCCTCAAGAAATCATTTTGAACTTCTAATTTTTCAATATCCTTATAGGCTCTTTCATACAGTTCATCTTCCAGAAATCTAATTCGCTCTGCCATTGCTTCTTGAATGATGATGTAAGTTGGTTTCTTGTACTTTGTCATTACAATCTTACCTTATCTCCAACTTTCTCCTACAATTCTTCCAACTCAAAATATTCTGTCAGCTCACTCTTCAATTCCTCTAGAGTTTCACATCGTTCAATTAAATCAGACACATCGTATTGTGTATCCACTTTGTTCAGAGTGTTTTCTGCTACTGCATCTGCCACCCACTTTGGATGTGTACCAGGGCGAGAAAATTGATTTTGTGGCAATAGCTCAAGCAATGCTTCATATCGTTCTTCTAGTGAAGTCAAGGCACCAAGCGTATCAATAAATGCAGTATCTGATTTTCTGTTTTTAAAAATTTCTGGGTAATTTTGTTCTGCAATTTCTGCATAGATGGCAGACCATTCTTCGTCTGAAAAATGTGATTTTTCAACTAGTGCACCGTATTCGATTTCTTTTCCATTGATTTTAGTTTTGTAATTCATAGTGTGACCTCATTTCCAATTTCTGTATTATTGTATTTATCTTCACTCACCACAAACACGTTACCATTGACCGTGATAGTGAATAGATTTCCGATTTTTCGTTTTTCTGTAACCTTGCCAGTTATCTGTGCCTTGCTATCAGCGTGATAAACTAGCAAGGGTTTATCTAGCTGACTGCGTTGCATAAATAGTAGGCAAGTTGTTAGTAAGGCATAGCCAATTAAGAAGCGTTTCATGTGTCAACCTCCTTGACTCTCATAAATTTCGGCATTTCACCGTGATATTCTTCAAGAAGAAAATATTTTCTGCAACACTCAGCGTAGTCATAGGTTTTATTAACCTTTAATTTTTGCTTGAGTGTTTTCTTAAATTTCTTCGGACATACAGCAAATGAAACTTTATCATCGACAACTATCCAGGCTATAAAATATCTATACGAATAATTATAGTGTTTTCGTTTTTGTCTAAGATTCATCACTCCACCTCCTCAAAATAACTATAAAATTTACTTAGGTTCACAATAGCGACCTCTTCAACGGAATGTTTTTCGATATCAAAGTCTGGATCATTTTTCCCAAACTCTTTCTTTATGGCTTTTTCCGCTAGAAAAGGTAAGTCGAATATACTTGCTCCATTTCTCAAGGCGAGCGCTTGACCATATTCGTTCACTACTTGATAACCTACCTTAAACGGTCTTATTTCCTCAGGGATTTTTAAGCGTTTGTTTTCAGTTTTTGTAGCTTGTTCTTGTTCAGAATTTTGTACCATTGATATACCTTCCTGTTCTACAATTCTCTCAAATACTCATTGAACAAATCTTCATCAAGGACTCAGTTCTCAATTAGATTTTCAACTGCGATTTCAATTTTAATCAAACGATTCAATTCTTTGTTAGGCGACGTAGCCATAATAACTTCTTCCATCGCTCTACCTCCTCATTTTTCTAACGTTTTGATTACACTTTCAATCTGTTCTTTCTTCTTCTGCAATTCTTCCAAATTCTTGACTTCTAATGCTTTTTTAATAATTTCAAGTTGTTCAATTTCTTTTTTAAACTTGATAAGTTCTTGAACTTCTCGTGCATAGTCCCTAAAATTTTTTGCCCAGTCATATTCATCCCAACCAAAAACTCTTAAAAGTTCTTGTTTTAAGTCATAGTATTTTCTTTCCAAATCTCTATTGACCATCGCTTGAGAATACATAATGTAGAATGTCATAGCCGAAATCAGCAAACAAGCAAAGAACATTCCCCAAAACATCAAATCTTTCATTCTTCAACCTCCTCATTTTCTTCAAAGTCTTCAACAAAAAAATAATTGACATTCTTAGGATTAACAGACAAATTTCTAATCCTCATCAAATTTCCATTGTTGAACTGACTAGTAATCTTCGTAAGTTCTTTTTCTGTAAAGTTTCTTACCAGAAAGCTCAGTTCTTCACCATTAGAGAAGCAAATTTTTATTTTTGTATGATTGCTAACTTGCTCACTTTCAGGTTCATAACCAAGCAAGTATCCTACACTTACTCCAAAATAATCTGCTAACTGACTTGCTTTATTAGTTTTGATTTGACTTTCCCTATTTTCCCAATTTTGTATAGTTCGGTATGATACAGCTATTACTTCAGATAATTCCTGCTGAGTCAACCCCTTTTCTTTTCTTAATTGTTTCAGTCTGTTCATCCTTTACACCTCCCTAAAACGGCAACCCATCATCTGGAATATCTATCGGATCGCTTGCTCTAAAACTTGGTGGCATTTGGTTTTCCATGCTTGACTGGTTCGCAGTATTATCCTTCTTTTCAAGAGTTTGAAAACTTTCAGCTACCACTTCCGTAACATAGACACGTTGACCTTGCTGATTGTCATAGCTACGAGTCTGGATGCGGCCTGTGATTCCTACCAGATTCCCTTTTTTACACCAGTTTGCGAAATTTTCAGCCTGCTGGCGCCACATGATGCAACTGATAAAATCAGCTTCACGATCACCTGCCTGATTCTTAAAATTGCGATTCACTGCCAAACTGAAAGTTGCAACAGCCACGTTTGATGGTGTGTATCGCAACTCAGGGTCACGAGTCAAGCGACCTACTAACACAGCATTATTGATCATTGTTTAACTCCTTTTCTACTTCCTCAATCAACCAATCAAGGTTTTTGCGAGCCTTTTTCAAATCTTCAAGACCATTCTTTTTTTGGAATCTTAGTAGATACTTGATTGCGTTTCCCCAGCACCATGCTGCCTTGCCTGGCAATTTGCCAATAAAGTTGTCAATCACTTCAATGCTTTCAAGACCTTTTGAGCCTTGATAATGACTTGGTTTGTTTACGTTGTCAATTTTTTCAGGTTTCATTATTCATCCCCTTCCTTGTTTTCTAAAACGGCATCCTTTATAAAAGTATTGCCAATTTCATAGTGTTTGTATTCCTTAGCTGTCACTTCAAATGTTTCTTCAACGTTCTTATTTCCTACATGTCCAGAAACGACCAGAATATATCTTCTTTTGGTTCTGGTTGGTACCAGTACCGAGCTTTTACCTGTCATGACAGGTATGAATGTTGTGTGAGGTTCATCAATGTACTTGTCTACAACCGTCCCACTCGAAATCTGGTGACATGCTACGAGGAAGAATGTGAGTAAAACAACACATAGGATTTTTAAATTTTTCATGAATGCCCTCACAAAAACAAACTAGCCAACCATATCAAGAATGCACATGTAATGATTTTTGAAATACTGCTCTTTACCGCATACGAATAATCCTCTTCGGATTCTTTTTTGCTAGATAACACAGGCCAGATGAAAGATAATAGTGCATCCATACCTAATGCTTGCCAGACTGTAATTTTACCAACTGGAACAATTGTTGTGATAATCTCATTCCATCCATACTGAACTACAAATGGCGATACAACGATTACAAATACCGCCCCTAATACAACTCCTAGTCTTTTCATTTTATAAATCCTCCTCTTTAACAAACACCCCATCAATCATCTTACCTTTGCGGTCCTTGATAACTTCATAAGCTTCTTCTAAGCAACTTTCAGCTGTAGTGCCGTTGCAAAATGAAACCGTACTAATCACGCTATCAAGAAACATCAAATCTGCTTTGATTAAAGGAATCTGTGTCTCATTGTGACAGATATGAGCGTATAGCTTCTGAGCGATATTACCCAGACTAGAAACCATCAGCAGCAATTCAAGTTCTTGTTGATTCGCTGAAATCTGAGCACCGTTCTTGATCTGTTGATCAAGTCCAATCAAAACTACCTGGATGTCTCCGAGCGCATCATAAATCAGTTCAGATTTATCCTTGGCAATCCCCTCAAATAGTTCTCCTGACTCTTCCATCAACTTCAAGAACTGCTTGACTGGATTTGCTTCATGTAAATTTCGGTCAACAAACCACTGTTGAACCTTTTCTTCCAAATTCATTTTTGTATTCATCTTATTTTTCCTCCGTTTTTCTAGTAATCAAGTAGTAGCAATCAATTGCTCCGTAGTCAATCCTGATATTTTCTCCACTCATGCTTTTTCGAAAGCGTGGATGGTTGATAGCTGAGTAACTAGCTTGATGTTTCTTTAATTCGTTGATTGCGCAATGTATGTGGCCAAAACTCCCAATGAGTATCTTGCGGTGACCGTTGAAAATGAAGTAGAGTTCAATCATATTTACTAAACTCCTCGTAAATTTTTTTGAATATTTCTGACACCAATTTTTCAGGTATATTAGACCTCTCGTTGTATGATTTTGAGAAATTCTTCCACTCTATATCCTGCTTGATAATTTTATTTTTAAGATTAAGTTCAATATTACTTCCAAAAATTGTCCGTTTTTGTAAAGGATAATCATAATTATTGTATCTAGCTAGGTTTTTGTAGGGAATTCTGAATCCAATAATGTCCTCAATGTAAGGCCACAGTCTGTCAGCTGCTGGATTCTCAATAACCCAAAATTGTGGTCTATATCTTTTTATGATTTCTATCATGTTGAAAGCTGTTAGCTCGCCATTGACCCTTTTTAAAAATTGCCTGTCGTACTGATAATTTATATAGGCTGACTCATAATCCTGATTTGCTCTGATCGTGAACGGTGAAGGTCTTACTTGTGGAGCAAACAAGCTGTCAGACACATCATTGCGTTTCCAACACGCATTTCCATTTTCCATTGCAGAAGCATTTGACCATGATTCGCATGGTGGACTAGCTATTACAAGGTCAGGTTTTGGTAATTTGTCTAACACGTCAAAGAGCGTGTTATCTCCAAATAAACGTTTGTAATCAGCAAGGTCCAGATTTATAAAATGATTGTTCTTGTTTTCTATATCCATTCCGATTGAATAGATTTCAATATTCGCCCCCCCCGAACTATTCAGAGAGTTAGCACCCTTGAAGTAAGAACCGTTTCCACTATCAAAGAGTGCCCAGACTGTCATTTTCTTTATGATCGATACCTCCTAAAATAACTTCAACTGATTCTCGTAAGCATCAAGTCTCTGTTTAGCAAGATTAAAGATGTCTCTATCTAACTCGCAACCTACATACTCAAAACCTAACTCCTGACAAGCAATTAAACTACTTGCTGAACCAACATGAGTATCAAGAATCTTGTCTCCGTCTTTTGCGTAAGTTTGAAGCAACCAAAGATAAAGATTTATCGGTTTTTGTGTCGGATGGATTCTGACCTCATTCAAGGCCTTATTTCCTTGTTGTATATGACCTTCAGAGATTGATTTACCTTGCATCATACCATTCCACATATAGCGAAACAGACGTGTACTATCATGTAAGCTGCAGTATGCTATCTCACAATCTGAGAAACTTGATTGACCATTAACCTTATCCCAAACGATGCGACCAGGCCCAAAAGAGTAGTCGAAGTAGTTCACACCCCAAATGATTTGATTTTTTGAAACTCTAAAAAGTTCGTTGAAATAATCTCGATTTGGAATTTGCCACTCTGAGGTTTCTCTGTACAATCTACTGACCCCAATCGGACTGACTTTCTGGCCGTAAAATTTTCTTTTTTCTGGACCAGAAAAATATGGCGGATCGACAATAGCTAGGTCAAAGTAATCATCAGGATATTGTTTCATGATGTCCAGACAGTCACCGTTTAAGAATTTCTTCATCCCTTCACCTGAATCACATAAAAATTCCCAAATGATCTTAGCGCCTTGGCCACCTGCATTGCAACCGCACGAGAAACAAACCGAATAGCTCCCCTCTCTTCTGAAAATGAGATATCTATTCCAGTCACGCCGATTTTAGCAGACATCAAGTACGGTTTTTCTTCTTTTGTTCCGTGTTTCAAAATAAACATCAGTTTCTTCCTTTCTCTAATTTTTCTAGCATTTCTTGTTTCTTCCTCTCAAGGTCCTTTTTGGTCTCATCACTGGTATTATTAACGTAATTAGGTTGTGACCATTCAGGAACATTTGATTTCTGATTGCCTGAGCGATTGCTGATTTTACTTTCCTTGTACGCTCGCTCACGTTCATTAACTGCTGCAATAGTCAAAACCCCATCGTTTTTCCAATTAGTCAAAATCGCTCTGATATAACTAAAGTTCCTTTTACCATTGTCAGCAGCAAGACCAATTGCTTTCAGGACAACTTTCGCTTCCATACCATCCAATGTGATGAACTCTTTTAAGATTTCAAATTGAGTTCCATCCAACGGAGCGATACGAGATTGATATTCTTCGACGATGAGTTCGACTGGATTTTTATCTACATCTTTCTCTATCTCTGTATCTATATCTTTCTCTATATCTATATCTCCGTTGCAAGTTGTTGCAATGGTGTTGCAATGCAACCCCCTCAACTCTCTGTGTTTGCGACTTCTGCGAGTGCTCGCTGTCTCACTACCCACCATTTCAGGAACTTGTTCTAAGAAATAATCTCTGTCATTTATTTTAGTCAGCAAGCCCTTACTCTCTAAGAAAATCAGAGTGATTTTAATATCTTCAACATTCTCGTCAATGACAAGAGCGATTTCTTCAGCTAGATTGTCAGCAAGCCCATCATAGTAGATGTGCCCGCCATCCTCTAAACTAATCAACATCATTTTGAGATAGATGATAGTGTGCGTATCGCCACCTGCAATCTTACGAAGCAATTTCATTTCTTTAGACTTGAAAAAATCCTGAGCCAGTTGAATCCAGTAGTATCGCTTGTTTTTAACTACCATTGATACCCTCCGTTTTAATCCACAAATGTTTCTTTTCGTGTCACGGGATCAATGTCAACACGTCGCCCTGTTTTAAAGTCGATAAACCCTTTCTCAACTTGTGGCGCTTGAAATTGGACCTTCTTCGGTCTCATGGCCATTTTAAGCTTGATATTCATCATCAGCGATTCAATCAAGACCACTGATACTACTGTGCATACTGCGATAATTTGTAAATTGTTCATGTTTTTTATCCTTTTTTGTGTTATAATAAAGTCAAATAATTTTGCTAAGACCTTGTCCAGAAGCCTTTTAGTAAAGTTATTATAGTTGATTCGAGAGCCATTCCTTAATGGCTCTTTTTGACCATTTTTTGCCAGGTAATTCCTTTGGAAATCCCTTCATGTAACGATAATTATTTGAAAATGTGTCATAGTTGATTCCTAGAAATTCGCAGGTAGTGCCCACATCCATCAATTCAGGATAGTGATCACTATCTTTTTCTATCTCAACCAACCTTGTGATCGTGTCCTTGATAATGGATTTGATCCAGTCAGATAGTGAAAGTAGAACATTGTCCATCTTCTCCCCCTTCTACACTTCATCAAATGAGTTCAATTTCATGATTTTCATCTTAGTATTGGTGCTTGGCTCCCAAGTCATCCAATATTTCAATGCTGCTTCTGCAAACTTCTTCGGTAGCAAGTCATAGCGACTGATATTAAAATGATCCTTGAAATCAATCTCAGCTTGTCTGAATACTGATTGAGCGAAGATTTTATCAGCGTAAGCTGGACTGTCAATACCGCCCAAGCAAGCGACTACTCGAGCCTTGCGTTTCTTCAGGAGTGATTGTGCGTAGCTTGGATGAATCGGTTGCTCGCTCTTGAGATAGTCGATATCTTCCAGCATGGTCGCCTGTTGCTCACGCAATTTCTTTTGTCCAGTAAATAGAGCGATGAAGGCATCCTCGTCCAAGTCCTCACGGATAAATCCACCCTGCTTGCGAATAGCTGGCAAGACCTCTGATGTCACCCAACGCTTAAACTCTCTGGCTTGTGGAAGCTTACTTGAAAGAATGAGAGAATAAAGACCAGATTCGTTAATAACGGTAACACCTCTATTTCCAAAAGTACCGTTTTGGTAGTTTTGGCGATCTTCTTCATCTACGTGACGGTTTATGTCTCGACTACCGTTTTGGTATCCTAGAATATCCGCAACATCCTTCCCAACAAACCAAGGCTCATCATCAATTGTCAAAGTACGGACTTCCTGCCCGTGAAAATTAAAAATTTCGTTCATAACATTCCTCTTCTTACTTTCCCCAGTGTTAAAATAGTTTCCCAAACATCTAGTCCCTCAAGACTATCGATCATCAACTGACTCAGTTGATGATTCTTCTTCTGCCAATTCAGTATTATTTTAGCTTGCATATATAGACCTCTCAGTGATTTCTCCAAGGATTTTCAATTCCTAGAACATCTGTGACTTTTTCTTTCACATAATCACTTCCTTTGCCATACTTCAACAACTCTGAAATAACTGATGGTGCTACAAATACTTGTTTTGCCAATTCAGCTTGAGTCATATCCAGCTCAATCAAACGAGTTTTGATTTTAGCCTTAATTATTTTTAGTTCTTTACTCATTTTTTCCTCCAATCTGTGTTTTAGTATTTTCTAGATATATTGTTAGGATTTGAACTATGTCCTCTAGTGAATATGTTACGCGCTTAGAGATAAAATGTTTTTCAAACAATCTTATTGCCTCATAGTGATGTTTACTTGTTATATATGAATTATTTTCAATAAAAAATTTACAGAATTCTTCTGACGATTTGTCTGTCATACAAAATAATAGACAAAGTGATAGAGTGTCATCTTTATTGTTTTTTATTTTCGAAAAGTCATCAAAGATATTTCTGCCAAATATAACTTTATACCTGACTGGAACATCTGCCCTTGCAGATATGACGTATGTTTTTTTGTTTATTTTTATTTCCAATGTTTCTATCATTTCCTACCTCGTTTACCTACTTTATGTGACTAATAATTTTGCTTTACTCATATTCTTCCTTTCTATTGTTCTACCCTTTCTGCTATAATAAACTCAGAAAGGAGGTGATCTAATGACACTGTCTGACAAAGAAATCGCTTTAGAACTTACAAAGATTACCGTCGAACACTTTAATATTAGAGTCGCACAAAGTATCCGACAATCTGGATTAACAGACGAAATCATTGAACAATTCTACAAGCGATTCTATGAAACTGTTACGAATTTAAAAGATAATCATCCAGAATCGTAACATCTATTTTGAGCACATCTTCTGGATGTGCTTCTTTAATGTAAGCTATTTTTTCAATAGCTTCATTTACAGACGTACTTCTTAGAGAGATACTCAGCTCTACCATTCCCTCTCTCCCTCCTTTTTAAAAAATTATCTAAAAAGTTAGCGAATTTCTTGACAAAAAACAATCTATAGTTTAGAATTTAATCATAGAGAAAAGACCTACTAAAAGTAAGGTTCTACCTGGAAAACGGACGCCAATCAGTTTTGTAAGGCTTTATTTTTTAGCTGTCTTGTTCGCTAACTCTTTAGCTTACAAATAATATTCTAAACTATAGATTGTATTTTGTCAATAGTTTTGCAATCAAAAGTTTAAATATTTTTTGTCATGCCTTAGAAAGGTTGATAAATCAATGTTTTCTTTGTTCGAAAAAATAAAAGAACTTTGCCAAAATCGTGGAATTTCTATAAATTCTCTTGAAGAAACATTAGGATATAGTAGAAATACAATCTATAGTATGAAAAACAAAAAACCAAATGCTGAACGTCTTCAAGAAATTGCTGACTACTTCAACGTTTCCACGGACTATCTGCTAGGACGTACAGATAATCCTGCCATAGCTGGTGATTCAAAAGAGTATATATGGCAAGGGAAAGTTCTAAATGTTGAAGAAATGGCATCTAATGTCATGATGTTTGGCGGTCGAGAATTAACAGATGAAAAGAAAAAAATCATCCAGTCTATCATTGAAGGTTATCTAAAAGAAGCTGGTGATTAGAGGTATTGCTTAGTGACTGAAAAAGAAATTATAAGTCATTTTCAGATTCGTATTATCGATTTTGATGGAGATTTGATGCCTGATGAACTTGGTTTTTACGAAAAAGAAACCAATACGGCTTTCTTATCGAGCAAGCTCAACAAAAAAGAGAGGGTTAAGGTCCTGTTGCATGAATTAGGGCACAAGGACCATACACGCTCAGAGTACCAGAACGCTCGTCTACGCTGTGAGAACGAAGCTGATAGGAATATGATCCATCATCTCGTAAAAGATGCGATAGAAAGTTTAGAAGACCCTACAGAGTTTGATTACCTCAAATTCATGTCCTATTACAATCTAACAACCGTGACAAATGAAATCATGGTAAAAGAGGAATATCATAATTTAGCAAATATAATTTAAGGGGATGTTATGAAAAAAGAAAAAGATTCTAAACCTTTTTATAAAAAAGTTTGGTTTTGGATATTGTTAGCTATCTTAGCTATCGGTGGTTCAAATGCTCTTACAAAACAAACGTCAAGCAAAGCAGACGAAGAAAAAGCAAGTGCGCTTAAAACAGCTCAAGAACTTGTCGAAAGTAAAGCGTCATTTTCTGAAAAAACACTTCTTTGGTATTTAACAGAAAGTGCGAGTCACAAATATTCAAAGAAAGCTGCTCAATATGCTGTTGAGAATGTTGGTGATGTTTGGGTTAATGAAGCGCTCGATATTGCAAAAGAAGAAAGAAGTGAAGGTAAGACTGACCAAGAAATACTTAAAAGTTTGACAGATAAAGATGCTCAATTTACTGAAGAACAGGCCCTGAAAGCTATTGAAAAATTAAATGAATAAAAAAAGCCCCACAATCGCCCTCGCCAAAGTTTGATTGTGAAGCTTACCCTTATAAAAAATCAGCCATTAAAAAGGCCTCTTTTCTATATTCTATTTTACACCATGAAAGGGGTGATGTCAATATTATCAATGTTTAGACCTTGTCCAGAAGCCAATAAACAAGGAGAATACAATGAAATATAATAAAACAAAATACCCAAATATCTATTACTACGAGACTGCTAAAGGCAAGCGATATTATATCAGACGCTCTTTCTATTTTCGTGGTAAAAAGAAAGAGATTACTAAAAGTGGTCTCACAACCCTTCCACAAGCTCGTGCAGCCTTGACAGAGATTGAGCAGCAAATCCACGATCAGGAATTAGGTATCAATACGAATCTGACTCTCGATCAGTATTGGGATATTTATTCTGAAAAAAGATTGTCAACTGGACGCTGGAATGACACTTCCTACTACCTTAATGACAATCTTTATAAGAACCACATCAAACCAAAGTTTGGTTCTGTTCTGCTTAAAAATTTGGATAGAAATGAGTATGAGCTATTTATTTCTGAAAAACTAAAGAACCATACCAGATACACTGTTCAAACCCTCAATTCTAGCTTCATGGCATTGCTAAACGATGCCGTGAAAAATGGAAATCTGCTCTCAAATCGCTTGAAAGGTGTCTTCATTGGCCAGAGTGATATCCCTGCCACTAATAAGAAAATTTCACTGAAAGAGTTCAAGTCTTGGATTTCTAAGGCTAAAGAAATCATGCCAAAAGAATTCTACGCTCTTACCTATCTTACCATTTTTGGACTAAGGAGAGGAGAAGTTTTTGGATTGCGTCCAATGGACGTAACTCAAAACGACAGTGGACGGGCTATACTGCATCTTAGAGATAGTAGAAGCAACCAAACCTTGAAAGGGAAAGGAGGTCTTAAAACGAAGGAATCAGAGCGCTACATCTGCCTTGACGATATCGGAACAGACCTTATCTATTATCTGATAGATGAAGCTGCTAAGGTTAAAAGGAGATTAGGGATTATCAAAGATCAGCAAAAAGATTACATTACGATCAATGAAAAAGGAACGCTCATCAATCCTAATCAGCTAAATAGGAATTTTAATCTAGTTAATGAAGCTACAGGTCTACATGTAACACCTCACATGATGCGCCACTTCTTCACAACTCAAAGCATTATTGCAGGGGTTCCACTTGAACAATTAAGCCAGGCGCTGGGCCATACAAAGGTTTATATGACTGATCGTTATAACCAAGTTGAGGACGAATTAGCCGAAGCGACAACAGACCTATTTCTTAGTCATATTCGCTAAAAAGTCCCCGCCAATCCCTCGAAAACTTCCCGATATTCCCCCGACAAAAATACCAAAACTACCGAAATTTATCGGAAAGTAATATCTAGGTAACTCTCTAAAAGCTTGAAATAAAGCAAAAAAACTCCACCTGATTGGGTGGAGTTAAGGGAGATTATTATGAAAAAGAAAAG